TTAAACAGTTCTCATGAGATCTCCAAACAACTTTGAAGCCTCTTTTTTTCTGTCACTGGTAATGTGTAAATAAACTAATCGTGTTGTTTTATCTTCGGTATGTCCTAAGCGAGCCATAATCCTGTGAAGATCTACGCCTGCTTCTGCGAGAAGTGAAGTGTGAGTATGTCTTAGAGAATGTGGCGTTAACTTTTTCTGAATACCTGACTTTTTCAATACTGATTTAAAACGGTGTTCAATTGTTTTAACAGCTGGTGGATAACCATAATACTTCGTTCTCTTCATTCTGCCAAAAATAAAGTTGCCATCAAACCATTCATTTTTAATTGCAATCTTAACTGCATTTTGATTAGCCTTGTGTTTTTTTAATACTGCAATTACTTCAGGTTCAATGTCAATAACTCTAACGGAACCTTTTGTTTTCGGAGTCAAAATTTCAAATTCCTTGGTATTGTCACGATCATTAAAATATGTTTTTGTGATACTAATGCTGTTATTCTCAAAGTCCACATCACTCCATTTAAGTGCAGCTAATTCGCCAACCCTTATGCCTGTCCACGCCAACAAAAAAAACATTGTGTAGTATTCATGGTCAAAGTTCTTATTTGCTATATCGAGAAAAGTCTTGAGTTCGTTTTTTTCAAAGTATTTATCTTCAATTGATTGCTTTTCTAAATCCTCAACAGTTTTAATATCTTTAGGTTTTTGAGCGTATTCAGTGGGGTCATCTAATATGATTTTTTGTTGTTTAGCTCTTCTGAAAATCAATCTAGCTACAGCGTGAATATTGCTAATATTTCCTTCTGACAAATCATCTTCATCTTTTAATTTCACCAACATTTTTTGGTAATCCTTATCGGAAATATCTTTAACTTTTTTATGTCCTAAATGCTTATTTAAGTACCTAATTTCTTTCCTTCTAGTTCGTAAAGTGCTGTTTTTAACTCCAGACAGTTTGTATACTGAGTGCCATTCGTCGCAAAGCTCTTTGAAAGTTATTTTGTTCTTCATATCGAGTTTAACTTTACCAAGAATATACTCCATTTCAGCAGCAGCTTGCTTGGCATCTTTTTCTCTCAAAAAACCACGCTTTGGTATCCTTTGTCTTTTACCGGTTTTTGGGTCAATGCCATTTTCAATGACATACATCCATCGGATGCCTTTTTTAGTTTCATACTTTTGAATACTTGCCATATTAAAATCCTCCTCAATTAATTTGTTTTAAAGTATTCTCATATAAAGCAAAAGCAAAGCTTTTTCTTCTAAACATTTCTAAGCGGGTAGCAGCAAAAGAATAAGTCACATTAAAGGTGTCTCCAATTAGCTTTATCGCTTCAGATTGCAAAGAAGGCAGGTTCAATTTTTGAAGCATAAAGGAGGGCACACAGAAATGATACATAAAACTATTAGCCTGGTATTCTTGCAATTCTCGAAAGAGCTTGTGCATATCAAACTGGTTGCCATAGTGCTTAATCACATGACACAGCTCGTGACCAAACTCTTCCCATTGTTGTTTTTTGTTTAAACGTTTATCAATGACCATGCTGTATGACCCATTCACACAGAAAACGAAACTAGGCCTTCTTTCAAAATGCAGCCATATTTTTAATGAAGCGGCCATAAGTTCCATATCAATTGCTTCTGGTGTAAGCATGTTTATTTTTGTATAAATCTTCTTCACTTCTTCTTCTAAATGAGATAATCCTTTCATTCAATCACCCCTAAATAAGAATATATGTTCTGTTTTTGTTTCTAAAAAAGAGCCCGTTTAATAAGGGGCTGTATTCAAATTCCTAAAAGCTGTTTCTTCTTTAGTGTGAATTCTTCATCAGTTAAAATGCCTTCTTCTTTGAGTGCTGCGTACTTTCTTATCTCTTCAATAATAAAATCGGTGTTCTCCTCAGGCGCCACAACATTTTCTTGTTTAATTTCATCACTTGAAAACTGTTTTTTTACCTTTGAGGCATTTTCTTTCATCTTCTTTATATAAGCAACGAAAGTATCAGGATCACCTTCCATTATTCCAGATAATTCAACGTATTCATTAGAAGTATTAAAAGAGAATTTGTATCCTGTCCATGATTTCTTAGGGACAGACACATGTGTGACATCATTATAGTCCCAAGAATTAATCGAGCTCGTTTTGTCAATAAAAATCAGTCTTTTTTTTGTGGCTATTAAGAGGCCAATTTCACCGAATTTAGAAAAACTGCTGCTGCCAGATACGATTTCCATAATTGTTTCATTTGTCTGATTTAACAAAGCGTTCGCTGTATGATAGAGATTAATAAAGTTCCTTGAAGCATTTTTCTTTTTTTTCAAAGTGGGATTATAAATCTTTTCATCTCTAAAAATAAAAGCCAATTTTTACACCTCTCACTCATAATCATTACTGTAAAAATTACAGCAAAACCTTCAGTTGTGAAAAAAATGATTCTAGATTCTGCCTCAAAAATTGAGGTTGAAAAGTTTCTCAACCTAAGACTTTACCTCAAAAATTGAGGCAAAACCTTCAACATTAATTAAACTAAACTAAACAATAATAATATATATTCCATGTAAGCATTTTTGAATTATTTGTTGCGGTCTTTATTTTTTTTAAAAGTACGGCCGCTTTTCTTTTCTTTTTCTCTAATGTAATTGATAAAGTCTATTGTTTGTTTCCTAGCTTCCTCTGAAAAATCAGATGCTGCATTGAAAGCGATTTGTAACTCAGGGTCATTTAAATCATATGCAACTTGGTTTGAGGAAATGGTTTCTGTTCTCCCAAGTAGATAATCAGTGGTTGTGTTTAATGCATCAGCCAAATCTTTCAGCATCTCATTTGAAGGCGTACTATGGCCGTTTTCATAATTGCTTATAGTTCCTTTTGTTGTTTTAACACGTTTAGCCAATTCTTCTTGTGTTAATCCTCTATTTTTTCTGACACTCTTTAATCTTTTAGAGAGCATGGTAGTATCCTCCAATTTAAAAGTACAAGTTCATTGTACTATAAAGAAAAGTTTATTAAACAAAAGTATAAGAAATTCATACTTTATCATTGACATACAAGATTCTTATACATATAATGAAATCAATAAGTACAAGATTCTTATACAAAAGGTGGTGAGTCAAATGAAAAATTTAAATTTAGTTCAAGCAAGAAAAACCAAAGGATTAACACAAGAAGAACTTGCTCTCAAGCTTGATTGTACAAAATCAACAATCTCAAATTGGGAGAATGGCTATTCTAATCCAAAAATTGAAGATGCATTTAAAGTCTCAGAGATTTTAGGAACGGATATAAAAACTCTTTTTTTAAATCAACAAGTACAAGATTCTCATATAAACACAGCCTAATTCAATTCGAAAGGAGCATGAGCATGGAAAACAAAAAAACGTATCAAGCTGATTCGAAGTTAATTCAATGCACCAAGTGCAAGAAAGATAAGCATATTTTGGATGCTAACTTTTGCACTCGATGCGGATCAAAACTACCTTTGCATTCTTAGAATGGCAAATCTTCATCTGATGTGTGATTTGCTGTCTTACTATTTCTGCACTTGGATATTCAGCATCGATAGGAGGTTATGACATGCCACAGACAGTTATCACTTTTGACGAATTGACGGCAAAAGTGTTTCAAGATCAAATGCAAAAGCTTTTCCAAGAAGCTTATGAAAAAGGCGTTGAAGACGGAATGAATAAAAACTCGTACCCGCCTTTACTGACAAACCAGCATTTACAAGAAATCTTCTCAGCTTCAAGAAGCCCTGTATGGAAAATCACATCAAGGCCTGACTTTCCAAAATTCAATGAAATTAGCGGTCGTTACCCGAGAGACCTAGTGTTTCGATGGATTGAACAAAATTCCTCGTACATTAAGGAGGTCACAGCATGAACCAATTACAACAGATTTTCAACTATCAGGATCAAGAGATCCGAACCATTTTAAAAGATGGACAACCATGGTTTGTTGCCAAAGACTTGTGCGAAGTCTTGGAAATTAAAAACAATCGTGATGCTCTTTCCCGACTTGATGAAGATGAAAAGGGAGTAGTTTTAACCGACACCCTTGGCGGATCGCAAGAATTAGCAGCAGTAAATGAGCCGGGTCTATACGCTCTCATCTTGAGTAGCCGCAAACCAGAAGCTAAACAATTTAAGCGATGGATCACACATGATGTTATTCCAACAATCAGACAAACTGGTCAATATGGAGGACCAAAAGCTCTCACTGAAAGAGAGCAGAGAATTGAGTCTCTGAAACTCTTATTAGAAACATCACAGCGACAAGATGAGATGTCTAAGAAATTAAGCACTCATGAAAAGAAAATCCTTGAATTGAACACCAAAGTGGATGAGCAGATCACAATTGATCATGGTGAACAAAGACGCATTCAAAAAGCAGTCGCTACTAGAATTTACAGTTTCACAGATGACAAAAACGAAAGAAATCGACTTTTCAAAGAGCTTTATCGTGAGATCAAAGATCGCTTCGGTGTGTCAAGTTACAAAGATGTAAAACGAAAAGACATGCAATTAGCGGTGAATTACATTGTTAACTGGGTTCCACGCAGGGTTTCCTAGATCCTGCTGTATCCCTTCATTAATATTTTAACAACATAAACTGAATAGAAAAGGATGGGAACAAATGCAGAACAGCCCGTATAATCAGCGGAATTTACCTGAAATTCTTAGAAAAGTAAGGAAGGAAGCAGGATATTCACAGTATCAGCTAGGCAAATTAATTGGAGGGCGTGATCAGCGTAATGTATCAGACATTGAAAATGGTTATGTCAGACCTACACCTGAATTGTGCATCAACTGGTTCAAAGCATGTGGAGCCTATGAACATATTGATCTTGTACACTACATTTTCAAAATGCATCCACTTGCCGCAGCTCCAATTGATCCCGCCCTGAATGATTGTGCTCATAAGGCTTTGATCAATCTAGTGCATGAAATGGAAGATGCCAAGCAAGCCACTAAAGAGCTTGCAGAATGGTTGAACAACACTAGACCGGGCAAACATGGCGAGCTTCCTATGCAGGCTATCAAGCAAATATACGACCTGACACAAGCAAACAAAACGCTCATGTATTCAATGGCGCGTGAGTTTGACTTAAAGATAACGGACTTAACAGAAAAATGGTCGAAAAAAGCCATTGTCGCAGAGGTGGCAATGCACAAAAGGCAGGATAGAGAGGCGGTTCTAGCATGATTGAAAAACAATTCATTAGTGAAGATGTATCGAGAGCAAAGACGAAAATTGATTGTGTGAAAGAGCTTTTATATCTTGCTCATCAAGAATTGAAAGACGGAAACTATGAAGAAGTTGCAAGTCTAGCTGGAAGCATTAGAAATATCAGTGAGGATCTTGTACGGATGAATAACAAGGGCCGATTAATCAAAACGGCTGAGGAAATACAGAAAAAACATGGTGTGAAGCTTGCAGTTGTCAAACGTACTGAAAGGACTGAAATCATTGAATATTGAGCATCCGATGGTGACGCAGATTAATAGTTTTGGTTATCCGAAAGATTACTGGAAGGATGAAGCAGAGCGAAATGGATATGAAGAGGAAGACGAAGACGAAGACAAATAAAAAAACCCGCTTGGCATAGCGAGTTTTAAGGTGTACTGCTTCTGATTAGGTACAGACAGTATACCAAATCTTTAACAAAAATTCAATGGAGGTATACACGATGTCAAAATATCAAATCAGTTTTGATCACCGCCGTGAAGCGCAGGAGCGTTTAGAGGAAGCAGGCGGTTGGATCGACTATAAAAAAGGTTTGCCAGTCTTCTGCTTTCCGAATGCTCAAGCAAAACAAAAATACATTCAGCTAGGACAAGCGGCATATCGCCAAAAGGTAGGTATGTAGCCATGCAAGCGAAGGTCCTTATCTCAACCGAGAAGATGACAGAAGAGCAATGGCTTGAGGCTAGACGTGCTGGTATAGGCGGTTCAGATGCCGCCGCCATTGCTGGTATGAGCAGATGGAAGTCACCTGTTTCAGTTTACTTGGATAAATTGGGCCAGTCACCAAAGGAAGATGAAGCTGGAGAAGCCGCATATTGGGGCCATGTACTCGAAGAAGTGGTCGCAAGAGAGTTTAGCAACCGCACGGGAAAGAAGGTCCGGCGAAAAAAGGCCATTCTTCAACATCCTTTATATCCTTTCATGCTTGCAAACGTTGATAGATTAATTGTCGGTGAAAATGTAGGGCTTGAATGCAAAACGGCCTCTGAATACTTGAAAGAAGAATGGACAGGAGAAGAGATTCCAGACGCTTATTTGATCCAGTGCCAGCATTACATGGCTGTGACGGGTTATAAAGCATGGTGGATCGCTGTTCTGATCGGCGGAAACAAGTTCATTTATAAAAAGGTGGATCGTGACGAGGAATTGATAGGTTACTTGATTCAGATTGAAAAAGACTTTTGGGAGAACCACGTACAAAAGCAAGAGCCGCCAATGTTTGACGGTTCAGATTCATCAACAGAATTGCTTAATCACATGTACCCCATTGGAATTGACGAAGAAACAAGCCTGCCTTTAAAAGCGGATGAAATCATAGTCCGACTAAAAAGCGCAAAAGAAGAAAAGAAAGAAATTGATGAACGAATTAAAGCGGATGAAAACCAGCTCAAAGCAATGCTAGGAGAAAACGAAATCGGTCTTGCTACTAAACATCGTGTGACATGGAAGACCATTCAAACAAACCGCTTTGATACAAAGAAGTTCGCCAGTGAACATCCTGAATTATTTGAGGAATTCAGTGAAACGAAGCCGCAGAGAAGATTTTATGTAAAGGAGAGCGTAGACAATGGCTAAAAACGAAGATATTCGGAATCAGCTGGCAAACAAAGCAGCCAATAACGTCCAGCAGCAGGAGGAGAAACCCAAAACAATTGCTGACTACCTAGCTTCAATGCAGCCGGAATTACAAAAGGCGTTGCCTGAACACATGACACCTGAAAGGCTCACAAGAATCGCTCTAACGACAATCAGAAGTAACCCGCAATTACAACAATGTTCACCCGCTTCATTGTTGGGGGCTGTCATGCAGTCTGCACAACTAGGATTAGAACCTGGATTAATAGGTCATTGCTATTTTGTTCCTTTCAACAAAAAGATCAAGGGGCAAAATGGTGAGAAGGATAAGTGGACGAAAGAAGTTCAGTTCATCATCGGATATAAGGGCATGATCGACCTTGCTAGACGTTCTGGTCATATAGAAAGTATCTATTCTCATGTGGTTTATGAAAAGGATCAATTCGAGTATGAATTAGGGTTAAATCCAAAGTTAGTTCATAAGCCAGCAACAGGGCATAGAGGTGAAATGACTCATGTATATGCAGTTGCTCACTTCAAAGATGGCGGATATCAGTTCGAGGTTTTCAGCAAAGAAGATGTTGAATCTGTACGTTTGCGAAGCAAGTCAAAAGACAGTGGCCCGTGGAAGTCAGACTATGAAGAAATGGCGAAAAAAACTGTCATTCGCCGCATGTGGAAATACCTACCTATCAGTATTGAAATTCAGCAATATGCAGCGAAAGACGAAACGGTACGAAAAGATATTACTCAAGAAGCAAAGTCGGTTTATGACGAGGAAATCCTTGATATGCCGTACAGTGTAGAACCAACTTTAGAAAGCCCGAATACGGAGCAAGCGGATGAAAACCGAAGCCCATTTGATTAAGGTTCCTATTCCTTTTTGTTACACATGGATGGTCAAAGGCACTTCCGATCCTTTCAAATTAGCAGAAAACTATGTGAAAGATTACATCAAGATTAATGAGCCTGATATGCGCTTTGTGCGTATACAGGGCTTGTATGCACTATGTGAAAGGGGGTAGAGGCTTGAACTACCTGAAAGAAATAAACGGCTTCATGAGATTCCTTGAAACAACAGAACTAAAACCTACCACTCAAGCATTGTGGTTTCACTTGATGGATATAAACAACGGATGCCGATGGAAAGAATGGTTCACAGTGTCAAACAGTCGTCTTTATTCGCGGTTAGGAGTCAGTGAAAATACCATGGATAAGCATCGAGAAATTTTAATGAAACATGGTCGGATTGAATACAAGCCTAAAGGTAAAGCAGCGGGCAGTTATCGCATCATCAGTTTAGAGAATACAGCAAGCATTGCCCCTGCCCCTGTACCTGATGAAGAACCTGAAAAGCCAAAAGAAAAAACAACACGACAGGAGGACAAGCCAATGAACCCAAACCCATTTGAATTTTATGAAAGTCACTTCGGTGGCACGTTAAACAGCTTCAATGCGGATAAAATCGGTCAATTCATTGATGACCACGGGGAAGAAAAAGTTCTGCAGATCATGAAAGAAGCCGTTCAGAAGGATAGAAAATCAATCAATTGGGTGTCGGCGGTATTGTACAGACCAATCAACAAAGGAGGCAAGCAGGATGCCAAAGGCAACGTTGGACGAAGTGTTTCAAAGAATGAAGGCCAATCTAAAGTCACGCCAATTTTCGGCACCGGACGTCACAGAAGAAAAGCATGAATGCAATGAGTGCAAGGATAAGGGAATCATCGTGTATCGGATTCACAAAAGCACGGAAGAGCGAATGAAAAACGAGGGGAAACGCTTTGATTTAGCAGCTCATGAAATGGTTCGCGAAGAAGACTTTCTTGCTGGCAAAGTCTGCAGCCCTCAAGAAGCAAAGGAATGGAAAACAACCTTTTCCCGCCAGTGTCCTTGTGTTGCTGAAAGAGCAGCGCAGAAAATTCAAATACAGCTTATGAGTGCCAGCAATATATCTGAACGGTTTAAGAATATGACATTCAGTAGTTTTAAAACAGCTGGAAAACCTCAAGTGATTCAAGAAATGCGAGAATGCGCTTTTGAGTACGCTAAAGCATTTCAAGATATAAAGAATACTTATGAAAATAGTATTGCTTTATTAGGTCAGTCGGGTGTCGGTAAAACCCACCTTCTATCAGCTGTAGCTAATGGATTTATTGAAACATATAAAATTCCTGTTCTGTATTTTCCGTACCTTGAAGGAATGACGGATCTTAGAAAAGATTTTGATAAATTATCAGAGAAGATGGACCTTTTAAAAAACATAGACGTGCTTTTTATTGATGATCTATTCAAATCAAGAACAAATGAAAATGACGAGTTGAAGACATGGCCGTTTTTGCAAATGCAAGAAATCATTAACTATCGTTATCTGCATCAAAAACCGATCATGCTCTCATCTGAATTAACATTTGAGGACTTCATACAAATGGATGAAGCATTCGGCACACGACTTTACTCAATGTGTAAGAACTTTGCTGTAACGATTGAGAAAAATATAAAACTGAATCATCGGTTAGAAGGAGCGTTTTAAGATGTGCAATACATGTAACGGCGAGAAAGTCGTCATAAACGAAAATACATTCATGGCGGGCTTCTTCCCTTGCCCTGAATGTAACCATACAGGACGTAAGCAAAGTCTAAAGCCAGTCATCGAAATGCTAAATCAAATGCTGGCGAAGGCTCAAGCGCTGGAAGGAAAGACAGCATGAAGGCGATGGCCGCACTAATCACTATCGCTTTCACCGCTAGATTCAGAGAAAGGAAGTTCCTGCAATGGCTGCGGGATGATGGGAGGTAGACATGACAATAGCATTCACAGTTTATGGCGAGCCAGTAGCACAAGGGAGACCAAGAGCGTCTACAAGGAATACTGGAAAAAGAAAAATCGTTATGCATGATCCAAAGAAATCAAAAGATTTTAAGCATTACGTGGCTTTAGTTGCTTCACAACATAAACCAAATCAACTCATAACGGGACCTGTCTCAATGGATATCAGAGTATTCAGACCAATGACAAAGAAGATTTCAGATTCTAAGAAGCAAAAAGCATGTGCTGAAAAAGGAATTCTAAGGCCCACAACAAAGCCGGATGTTGATAACTATTCAAAAGGCATTAAAGACGCATTAAACAATCTAATTTACAAGGATGATAGTCAAGTAGTGGAATTGAAAGTCTGTAAGTTCTACAGCGAAAATCCACGAGTCGAAATTATTATTACTGAATTGATGAACTGAAAAGGAGGGCGTGAAGAAGAAATGAACGAGAAGCCAAACAACCCATATGCAGCAGGACCGGTTGTCACTTGGAAGATGACAAAGGAAGAGCTTGAGGCATATCTAGCAAAACATCCTATCGTTTACCGAGAAGAACTAAAACCGTCACCATCATACCAAATGGACAAATGGGCATAAAAAAACACCGAAGCCGCTGCTCCAGTGCTAATTAAATCCAACACTTTAATTATAACACATGGGGGCGAAGCGGATGAACCAGCCAAAAGAAATAAAGGATTTTGCTACAACCATTGATCAGAATTTAGAACCTGGGAAGGTCCGCATCATAGTAATAGACGGCAACGAAGGAACAGCTCATATTACTGACGCACCTGAACACGGAAAAACAATCATTCAAACTGCTAAAGGTCACTTTGCAAGAGTTGATCATGAAATAGGATTCAAGATCAAATAATCGGAGGTTGAGAGATTATGAGTCTACCAAAACACGTTGAACTGTCGCAGGCAGTCAAAGCCTGCAAAAATCAAGCCATGACAATAGATGATGCAGCTGCTGAAATTAGAGTTCCTGAATTTGTGGTGCCGATGCTGGTACGCAAAAACGATGATCTCGTGATAGAAGGTAACGTGGTCATGGCAAAGCGTGAGTCAAACGGGCCTGTCATTCTCACGGTGCTTGGTTTCATGGCGGTCATTGTTATTGCTGGATTGATGGGAGGACTTGGACAATAAAAAAGCAGGGATTTACTCCCCTGCTAGAGTCTTGATTTCATCTATTAATGATTTAAAAAACATAAAAATTGGAACTAGAGGTTCAAATAACTTAATTAGAAAATCTTTAAATTCATTAATCTCATCAAAATACGCTTCCATTTATATCACCACCTTTTTACAAGAATAAACATATTATACACCATAAATAAGAACTTGTGTTCGTATTTTAAAAATAAATTTGAGTAACACTAGGAGGAAAAAATAATGAACCTTGAAAAAAATATTAAAGATGTTATTGCACAACAATTAGAAAACGGAATCGTTGAAAATCTGATCGCAGAGCAATTGAAACAAGGCGTTTCAAAAGCGCTTGAAGACTTGTTTGCTTCATATGGTGGAGAAGCAAGAAAAGTCATTGAAAACAAGTTGAAAAGTGTCATTGTCCCGTACCTTGAAACTTACGATTACTCAGAATACATCACCAAGCTGGATCATGTGCTAGTCGAAACGATAAAAGAAGCGTCATTTGATAACCGTACACTGCTTGAAAACTTCAAGAATTTAATGATTGAGGAAAAAGAGAAAACAATGAAACTATCCGATCTCTTTGAGAAATGGAAAGAGTATGTAGCGAAGAAAGTAGAAACTGACGGCCTTGAAGTTGAATTTTATGAAAGACCAGAGTATGAGGCGGTTGAGGTTAGTGTTCAAGTTGAGCGTAATGAGGACAGATCATGGAGTAGTTTTGAATACGCCACAATATTTCTTGAATGTGAGCATGACGAAGATTTGAATTTTGAGATACCAATTTCTATCTATAAAAAAAGAGAAAAGGAATGGGATATCGACTATAGAACGAGCAACGAATTGAAGTCGCTAAGACATCTAAATGACTTTGAAATCTTACTAATGAGATTAAGTCAAAACGCTGTGAAGCTCGACCTTGATATTGAGTGGGAAGAGGATGAAGTGACACCAGATGAAGAGCCGGAAGCGTCTTTCAGTTAGGAGAAAACATATGAAACTTAATAAAAAACAACAGCGGCAAATCATAGAACGGATGAACGATTTTGGAGAAAGAGGAGTTCGTTCGAATGGAGCGGATAAAGAAGCTGTTGCCGGAATGGCTACTCTTATTTGGATGCTTCAAGTCCTAAATATCGATACTGAATCATTAAAGGAGGAAGCACGATGAACGAAAATAACCCGATTATCTCATCTGTAATTACAAAGCTGCACAAGCAGCAGGAAAAGGGCCTGCAAAAGTACGGGGTTGAGGTCAAAACCTCTTCCTATGATCTGAAAGGCTGGTTAGACCATGCTCAGCAAGAAGCAATTGATTTTACAACATATTTAGAAGCTGCAATTCAGTTGCTGGAGGAACAGGTTAAAAGCAAAAAAGAAGAAATGAAGTTTTATGAGGTGAACGAGCCGTATTACGCACTGCTCAAAGCGAAAAACGATGAAAATGCTATGACAATCTATACTGATATTGTCGCTGATGATAATGGCGGATTATCAGAAGAAATAACCGAAGTTACAGAAGCATATGCAGCAATCATATACAGCCGAGTAAATGGAGAGGACAACAATGTGATCCCGGTCAAAGAAGTGCTTGAGCATTTAACAAACGAAGAAGAAATGGTGCTGATCATTGACGGGAGCCTACTATGAAATATTCGATTTTGAGTGTTCGTGATGTTTCTAAATATGTTCCAAGAGTTCTACTAACGAAATTTTTGGAGCATCTAGCAGAGGTGGAAATTCATATAGAAGAAGGCCGAATAAAAGATGGAAAAAAGCCTTCTAACAACTATGTGATTATTAATCAAGATGAGCCATATATCCATGAAATAATTGACGTTATGAAAAGAAATGGGCACTGGGAAGGGGAATGAAGATGAAAAAACTACTAATCACACTAACTATTATTATTGCGGCGGTGCTTTATGCGCCGTCTGTTGCGGCAGTAACGAGCGGATATAAAACAATTGGAGGGCATACAGTCAGCGTATCAACTGACGCCAATTCTTACACGCCGAGAGCCAAGAGCATTGATGTCACGGCACGCAAAACAGGAAATGAAACAGTTTACTACCGCTTCACTTTGCAAAAACGAGTAGGAGGCACTTGGAAAGATCAGCGATTCAGCTTGGTTGGATTATTTAAGAACGCCACACCAGCAAAAGAGTTTTACATTGTCAACCATACAACTGGCACGCACCGTATCAAAATGACGATCTACAAAAACAGCAATTGGACAGGTGTTAAAGGCCATATCTACACGCCCGCTTTCGAGGTGCAGAAATGAAAAAGCAATCCATAAAGGACTGCTTTTAAAGAACTAATTATAAACGTTTCCTGATAATTTGACTGGGTACTTGCCAAGGTTTTGAACTTCTAATTGATAATCTTTAGTAGTTGAAACATTGTTAAATGTAATTTCTAACCAATAACGACCATCGTCTTTTTTGACATCCCCATAATAATTAGAAGATGAAACTGTATCTCCTGTACTCGGGTCTATTAATTTGTATAAGACATGAGCTATCGCATTATTTCTTTCAGAAACTTGCCAACCTTTATAGGTTGTGCCTGTACTATTTTTAATGGTGAATTTAGAAGACTTGTAATAATCATTTTTAGAACCATTACTTTCTAACCTTGTTTCTGCTAAGTAGTAAACCGATGATGCAAGAGTTGTGAATTGACCGTTTGAATTTGTTGAAAGAGTTGATAGATTATTGGCTAGTGGAGAAACGTTATTTGAAACACTAGGACTTGTTGCATTCGCAATAGTTCCTGAACTTAAAACCGCTGTTGCTAATAAAGTTGTAGTTGCTAGTTTCTTAAACATCTTAAAACCCCCTAGTAAAATTTGTAAATCAAATTAATTATATACTCTTTTTGGATAAAATGGAATATTGTTTATGGATATTTAAGAGTGCTTTTTCAATGATTCTATTTTAGTAGTTTAACTAAATAAGTCCAAGACGGAGAGCCTGCGGACACTGATCAACACCTTTTACGGGTGCTGGTTGGTGTCCGTTTTCTTTTTGTCGGAAAGGAGCAGACATGAAGAAGGATAAGCCAAAGAAACAGTCGCAGAAGCTCACTGACAGAGATTTAAGAGAGTTGATGGGGCAAAACATGCAAAGACTGAGAAGAGCCAAAGGCGGGGCTTATAAGCGTAAATAACGGGAGGGAATATAGATGACAGATCAAATGATTGCTTGGCAGGTAGAAGAATGGATTAGAGACTATGAATTTATGCTTCGAGAGATCGACAGGCTCACTAGGCTCCTGAATCGTGTTGAATTTGCAGGAGGTCAAAAGCTAACGGCAACATACGGTGATGAAGCTGCAATGCCTAAAGGGTCAGCAGGAATAAGCCAAGCTGAA